ACCTACCACGAGATTGGAGATTGATACTATGGCAAACACTAAGAAGATGACTAAGCGTGAGATGTTCGAGCAGATTAAGGCTTCCTACCCTCTGACTGAGGCTGAGGTTGAGTTCATTGACCACGAACTCGAACTGCTCGCAAAGAAGAACAGTGCCGAGAAGAAGCCTACCGCTGTGCAGGTGGCTAATGAGGGCATTAAGGGCGACATTGTCGCAGGTATGGAGCAGGGTAAGTCCTACACCATCACTGACCTGATGAAGACCATTCCTGCCTGTGCCGAACTGAGCAACCAGCGTGTGTCTGCTCTTGTTCGTCAGCTCGTCACTGATGGCGTGGTTGTGCGAACTGAGGAAAAGCGTAAGGCTTATTTCTCCCTCGCTGACTAAGGGAAAAAAGTCAAGGGGAAATGCAAATTTCCCCTTGACAACCCCTTTGATGTGTGGTATAATGTAATTACAGAAAGGGGGATTGCCTATGACAGCATCCGAGAGAGAAAAACTGATTGCCAAGCACATGGGTCTGTTAGGTATCAGCCGAGAGGAAGCCGAACAGTTGGTCGCTGATGATGAAGCAATCGACAAGGGAGCAAAACTCTTTGAGTTGAGTGCCGAGCAAGAAAAGGCAAGCAAAAAGGCAAGAGCCATTGGAACAAAGACCACCACCACAACCAAGACCACAACCAAGAGAGAACGCAAAGCCGACAACGACAAGGCAATGCTGATTGACGAAATCAAGCAAGCCCTTGAGGGATTGGAAAGCATTGAGGGAATTGAGGTTACGAACGCCGAGAGGGAAATGCTTTTCCACTGCAATGGGCGAAAGTTTAAGGTGGTACTGTCTGCCCCTCGTTCCTAACTTGTCAATGGGCGAAAGTCACAAACTTTCGCCCTAATTTTTGTGCATTTTTACCACTTGACAAATCGGGCCGGCTGTGGTATAATGGCCGCCCGTGCACAAGTGCGCGGGCCGGTATTCCTGTCAATAGTTAATTTCAACAAAAATGCGGGCGAAAATTTGTGCAAATTGCCTATTGCAAAATCTCCCGAAACGTGGTATACTAATAATGTCAGGAGGGATAGAACGATGTTAGAACTGAACCAAGAGGAAAAGAAAGTAATCGAAAAGGTAGTTGACGGAATGACAGAATGCGGTCTGTTCTGCGGTCGGTACGATGCAAAGAATGGCAATGAGCATTTCATGTATGGGGTGAGCACTGTAATGGAATACCTCGCCTATCTTGTCAGCGATGAGTATGGGGATGAGTTCTCCGATGCTTTTACAAAAAATATGATAAAAAGTGAAAAAAAGGTATTGACAAACGAGCATTGATGTGCTATAATAATTACAGAAAGAAACGAAAGAGGTAAACGCTATGAATACACAGTTACTTATTACATTTATCATTCTTAACATTCTGAATGTTATCATTCAGACAGTGAAAAGTATCGCCACTGTGAAGTGCGGTAAAGGGGTCGCCGCAATCGTAAATGCTGTTGCTTTTGGTCTTTACACAATTGTCACTGTTTACTTAATGTGTGAACTTGACCTTTACTTAAAGGCTGGCATTGTGGCTCTGTGCAACCTTGTTGGTGTGTATGTTGTTAAGTGGTGCGAAGAAAAGGCACGCAAGGACAAACTTTGGAAAGTTGAAGCAACTGTTCCCCACGAATGGACTGACGCAGTACATTTTGATTTGAAAGACATTCCCCACAACTATGTGGAAAATGTTGGAAAATATACCCTTTTCAATTTCTACTGTGCAACACAGAAAGAGAGTGCAAAGGTGCGTGACATTCTCGCACAGTATGAAGTGAAGTATTTTGTGAGCGAAAGCAAGACCCTTTAATGGGTCAGCTTTTCGCCCGGGCGCAAAATATTTTTCAAAAACCTATTGACAAATCAAAATGAAAGTGCTATAATAATTACAGTTGATACGAAAGGATTTGATACCCATGGCTCGCAAGAAAGAATTATTTTTAATCATCGACACTGAAACAGCAAACACCATTGAACAGCCTTTGTGCTATGACATTGGCTATGCAATCTGTGACAGACAAGGCAAGATTTACCTTGAAAGAAGTTTTGTGGTTTCTGAAATGTTCCTCGACCACAAAGACTTGATGCAAAGTGCCTACTTTGCTGAAAAGATTCCCCAGTATTGGGATGACATTAAAAATGGCACTCGCACTTTGAAAAGCATTTTCAACATTCGCAAGCAAATCCATGAGGACATGAAAAAGTATTCCATTCGCAAGGTGGGTGCTTACAACATGGGTTTTGACAAGAGAGCATTGAATAATACAATTCGCTATTGTTCTCAATCTCGCTGGCGTTGGTTCTTCCCTTGGGGAACTGATTACATTTGCATTTGGAACATGGCTTGTCAAGTGGTTCTCAATCAAGTTTCCTATGTAAAATTTGCTTTACAGAATGGTTTAATTAGCGAAAGCGACAACATTCAGACAAGTGCTGAGGCTTGTTACAAGTTTCTGAAAAAGCAAGTTGATTTTGTGGAAAGCCACACAGGACTTGAGGATGTGAGAATTGAAGTTGAAATTCTCGCAAAGTGTTACGCAATGCACAGAAAACTTGAAACTAAAATTTCCCCTGCGTGTTGGAGAATCCCCCAGAGAACACGCAAGGAAATGGACTTGAAAAAAGTTTTCAAAAATAGTGGGGAAAGGGCTTGACAAAAGCCCTCCCCCATGGTATAATGAATACAGAAATTAAGGAAAGAGGTTGATACTATGTTAGAACTTATTTGTCAAATTCCTGACCACATCGGTTGGGTGCTCGTTGGTGTTGTTGGCTGTCTGTGTGTGCAGATGCTTGGTCTGTTGATTGGTACTACCATCCAGGCAATCAAGGAACGAATTGAAGACCGCAACGAGGAATGCGAGGGTTAATCCCTCGCTTTTTTGTTTGAGATTTCAGCGCCGCGCGCACGAACGTAGCGCGCGGAATTTACCATTATACCATACCCCGGCATTTTTGTCAAGAGAAAATGTGCACAAAGATCGAGAAATAAAAATCCTGTAATTTGTGCATTCTGTCTATTGCAATCTGCTTCTGGATGTGGTATACTATCTATGTCAGGTGAGGGGAGCACCCAAGAGGAGCTCAAAAAAACTTTGAAAAAAGTTAAAAAACCTCTTGACAAATAGCGCCGAGTGTGCTATAATAAATACAGAAGTTAAGGGAAGCGACCCGAAGAGGGAAGCCCACGAGAGCGATGTAAGACTTCCCCCTTGAGCCAAGGCTCTTGCTTCTGACCGCAAGGTGTTCGCGTTTGCGGTATACAAGTGTGAACCAGTGCCCCAGAGGTTGAAGTAATAGGGGATTATGCGCGATACAATACCTCACACAAAAAAGTCAAGAATCTTGAAAAAAGGTCTTGACAAATACCGCAAAGTGTGGTATAATGATTACAGTCAAGAGGGGAACCTTGACAGCGAAAGCCACCAAGGACAGTGGAAACAGACACGAAGCGAACTGAAACCCAAAGGATACACGAATCCCAGTAGCCCCCACAGAGCGTGGCAAAGCGATTGCGTGGTGAGGGTAGACTTAGGGCTGGGCCAGCAACAAGGCTGAGAAGTGGGCGAGTAGCGAAGATAAGAAAAAAAGTCGCGAATTTTTTTCGAAAACCTCTTGACAAATCAAACCCCATGTGGTATAATTAAGATGTTCCAAGAGAGGAACGAAACTTCAAAAAGGGTCGCAACCAATAGCGAGAAATGGAGACGATACTATGGCAAATGTTAAGAAGATGACTAAGGCTGACTACTTCCGCCAGATTATGGCAAACTACAACCTCACTGCTGACGAAAAGGCTTTCGTTGAGCATGAGCTGGAGCTTCTGGCAAAGAAGAACTCCGCAGAGAAGAAGCCGACTGCGGTTCAGGTCGCAAATGAGGGTATCAAGGCTGACATCCTCGAAGCCATGGAGAGTGGCAAGAAGTACACCATTACTGACCTCATGAAGAGTGTCGATGCGTGCGCTGACCTCTCCAATCAGCGAGTGAGCGCACTGGTGCGCCAGCTGGTTACTGAGGGTTCTGTGGAGCGCACTGAGGAGAAGCGCAAGGCTTACTTCTCCAAGGTGGACTAAGGGCAAGGGGCGCAAGCCCCTCCCTCCCCTCTCTCAATTTTCACTTGACCCCTGGGGTGATTCGCTCCCCTGGGGGTTTTGTGCATTTTGCACAAAGCGCCGGCCCGGTCACGGCCAGCGTGACCGGAATTTTCCATTATACCACCGGCCGCAAATTTTGTCAAGAGAAAAGTTGCACAAAAAATAAAAAATAATTTTCCTAAAATTTGTGCATTTTGACACTTGTATTTTCTCTTGGTCTGTGGTATACTATTATTGTCAGTAAGGGAGAGCCGAATTGATAGAGGTCAAAAAAAGTTTTTAAGAAATTTCAAAAAACCTCTTGACAAATCCCCCAAGATGTGCTATAATGAATACATCAAAGGGAGAGAGAAGTCAACAGAGAGTTGAGAAAAAAAATAAAAAAACTTCAAAAAACCTCTTGACAAATCGCTCAACCTATGATATAATTAAATCATCAAAGGGAAGGAAAACCCAACAAACCAGAAAGGAATTGATACTATGGCTAATACTAAGAAGATGACTAAGAGAGAAATGTTTGAACAGATTAAGGCAAACTATGCCTTGAACGCAGACGAGATTGCGTTCATCGACCACGAGTTGGAATTGCTCGCAAAGAAAAACTCTGCTGAAAAGAAACCTACTGCTGTACAGGTTGCCAACGAAGGCATCAAGGCTGAAATCCTTGAAGGTATGGAAGTCGGCAAGAAGTACACTATCACAGATTTGATGAAGTCTGTGCCTGCGTGTGCAGAGTTGTCCAATCAGAGAGTGTCTGCCCTTGTCAGACAGTTGGTAACTGATGGCTCTGTTGAGAGAACAGAGGAAAAGAGAAAGGCTTACTTCTCCAAAGTAGCCTAACTCCCCCAAGGGGGCAGAAATGCCCCCTCCCCTAAAAGGGCGGTAGAAAAAAATTTTGCAAAACCCCTTGACAGATAGCCTTAACTGTGCTATAATAAGGGTACAGTAAAGGAGTTGATAACTATGACAGAACAGGTTGCAAAGCTGATGAAAAATTTGGGTATCAGCGAAGAAGAGGCTCTGCAAGTCATCGCAGACGATAAGGCAATCGACAGGGGCGAGCGAATGTCCTTCGACCTTTCCAAAGAAGAAGAGAAAGCCGCCAAGAAGTACGCAAATGTGGGCGAAAAAACTGTGAAAACCCCACGAAAAGCGCCAGTTCGCAAGGAAAATGCGACAAAATCGCAGATAATTGCAGAAATTTCGGCATTTTTGAGCGAAAAAGGCTACGAAATGGTCGAAATCACCAATAAAGAGCGCCAAATCGCCTTCAAAGTTGGTGAAAATGACTATGAATTGACCCTTGTGCAGAAAAGAAAGCCGAAAAAGTAGAAAAATCGCCCCAAAAGGGCGATTTTTTCGTCATTTTGCACAAAAACCGGCCGTTTTCGCCTGCGGCGGGCCGGAATTTCGTCAATTAGCAGATTCCACAAAGTTTTGGAGCGAAAATTGTGCAAAATTACCTGTTGACATTTCTCCCGAAATGGTGTATACTATGTATAGAAAGTGAGGGAAACAAAATGGAACAAGTTACGAAGTTTGTACTATCACGATTACAACTTGCTGAACAGCGCCCTGTTTCTGCGAGCGTGTTTGAAGCACAAGCCTATGGGGCACTGGTTTACCATTGTGAGTTGAACCCCCAAGATGAAGAAATGCTCATTCCGATGTGGGAAGAATGGCAACAAACATTTTGGAAAATAATTTCTGAAACCCCTTGACAAACCCCACAAAGTATGCTATAATAAATACAACAAAACAAAGAAAGAGGTAGATACTATGATGAAGATTTCTGAGATGATTGCAATGCTGTCTGAGGTTATGGCTGACCATGGTGACAAGGAAGTTATCCTTGTGAATGATGCGACTGGTGAAATTCGCTATGCGTCTGGCATGACTGTTGACCTCGTTGAGGGTACTGTCACTATCGACCACATTTCCTATGGTGAAAAGCAGGAAATCGAAGCAGGTCTGGCTATGATGGAAGTGATGGCGAACATCATGGCGATTTGTGGGGGTAAGCAGTAATGGCTCACATCCACTGCCCTATGAATGGTTGGGACTGTCCTTACTACAGCGACAGTCCCATCCCCTGCCAGTGTACACTGGATGACCCTATGAATGAGTGCGACGACTTCGCTGTCTTCTGGGACCCCGATGATGATTACATCTGTCACGATGAGTGCCGAGGTTGTTCTACTTGCCACAATGCCGACCAAGATACGACCGACAAGGTGGCTTGCTGTAACTGCTGTGAAAACCATTCCTTTTATTCCCCTGCGTCCGAGGTGTAAAAACCTCGGATTTTTTATTTTTGTTTCAAAAAACACTTGACAAGTGCGCCCGGGTATGGTATAATAATAGTAGGTAGAGCGGGCCCTGGACGGAGGCCAGGTACCGAATTTCCGATCGGTACCCCCATATGCGATTTTTTCGGTGGAAAGTGCGGCCCTTCCATATGCGTTCAATTTCCCGTAAAACCCGGCCGCCGATCGGTTCTTGTTTTCCCGATCGGTTCGCACCATATGACCATCCTGGCCGCAAAATCTTAATTCAAAATGCCTGGTTTCGGGCTCATATCGCCGCGTTTACATCTTCTCACGAGTTTGTGTTCAGCCCGAGAAAAATTTGACATTTTGAATTAAATTTGATATAATATAAAAAAAGGAGTCATTGCCGATCGGGACGCGCACCGACCGCATTTGATTTTTATAAAAAAATATGGTATAATATATACATAAGATATGAAAGAGAGGTAATTACCTATGGTAAATCAGAAAGATATTCTTGCCAGACTGCAGGCTGGTGAGAGCGCAGATGTTATTGCCCAGGAGCTGGTAGACGCACTCAACGCAGCTAATGCCGAGTTCGCCGCTGAGCAGGAAAAGGCAAGCACTGCAAAGGCTAAGGCCGAGTACATTGAGGAAATTGGCGCGCTCATTAAAGATTACATCCTCGAGTTCCACGCTGGTTCTGCTGTCGCCGAGGCAATCGCTGATCAGGAGATCGATGCAGCTGAGATTGTTGAAATGATTGACGCCGCTTTCGAGCAGCTTGATGCCGAGGTGCGCAAGCTCAAAGAGTTTGAGAAGATGCTGAAAGGTATCATGGACCATGCAGATCACGCTCCTAAGGCACCTGTAGGCGGCAAGATTGAGCCTAATGTAGATGCGCTTGGAGCATTTCTAAAAGCCAACGGTTTGGCTTAAGGTGAAGTCGTCCTCACTGGACTAAAAATTTGCTCCGTAGACTGAACAAGAACATAGCCCAAGAGGCAAAAAAGAAGAGGCTCTCTCCAGAAATGGAGAGGGCCTTTTTATATTATATGTGCGTTTAAGAATTTAAACGCACAGGGTAACGAAGACGGTGACGATGGAATTTTGATCAGCATGTCGCGGGCCGATCGGCCACCACTTCCACTGGATTTTACTGGATTTTCACCATTCATAACCAAGAGCAAAAGAAAAAGCCGAGGGTTAAACCTCGGCCTTAAACTCACCAACTAAATCGGTAATCTCCATATTACGTGCGGCAATGATGAAATCATTAATCATCTTATCTAAATCTGTAGGGTCAACAACCGTGCTCTTCAACACATCATCAACTGCAACTTCTCTGCGCTTACCCCTACCAGGCTTACTTACTGGTACATTATCTTCATATTTATAAGTCTTGACCGCTTCGCGTTCAACTGGATATTTATAAGCATAACAACGATGGTCATCATACTCAGTAACAGAGCCAGACGCAAACGCCACCTTACCAACAACTTCTCCATTAAGAATCAGTTCACCAGTCTCAGCAACTGCGTAAAGCACTCCTTTTTCCTGGTCTTTCTTCATCTCACTCTTTGGAGTCTTATATACATTATATCCTTTATACTTACCAATATGTTCCATCTCATTTTTCCTTTCGTTTTTTTCATTTCATTTTTCGAAATGGGAATGAATTTTCAATTCATTTTTCTATTTCTTTACTTATATTATATCATATTTTCATTTGAAAATCAAACCGATTTTTCAATTCAGTTTTCAATTTCATTTAACTGTTGATATATATAATCTTCAAACGAAGTTTTTGTAGAAAATCCGACAGGATTTTCATTTTTCCTTTTGAAAGATACAACATAAAGGCTACCATCTTCCTTATCAAAGTATACCTCGGCTTCAGTAATACTTGGTCTTACTTTCATAAGGTCTAAAATCTGTTCCTTTGTTCCCCATTTAAACTTAACTTGCATCGCCGATCCTCCCACGCGAAACGAGCTCGCTAAGGAAGGATTATAAAAGCCTGAGGACCGAAGGTCCGAAGGATTTTTAATCCTTCCCCACTATTGAGCCACTCTCTATTATTATTTAATAGGATACTATTTTTTTAACAAAAATGCCGATTTTGCCGAAAATTTTTAACAACTATTGCCGAAAATTTTTAACACATTGCTTAGATGTACAAAATTTTAACACTTTTATATAGGTGTCTAAATTTTTAACAAATCTCATTCGTAAGCCATTCTAATTCATAGATTGTCTTGATATTCTTAAATGAAGTATCGTCCTGTTCCTTTGTAGTCATATGGTATTTAATCAGTCCCAATTTCTCCAATACATAAAGAATATTCGTAATAGTATCATCGTTACTTCTTGTTGTAGAACAAATTCCAATATTCTCTTTCACTTGAGCCAATGTGAACTGGAATGCTTTACAACCAGTTGCATAGTATCTATTAAATAGATACACATATGTATTAATACTGTGCTCACTTAATGTATCAGTAATCAGTTTCAAAGTCTTATATGGCACGAGTGAAGCGATATCATTCGCCAAAGGTAGAATTAAAAACGAATTCTCGTCTTTCTTCGTGACGAGCCCTAAATCTACGAGATTGTTAAACTTCTTAGAAACTGTCTGACGGCTCATATTAAACATGGCAGATAACTTTGAGAAGTTAATCTCTTTCTTCCCAACAGTTCTCTCACCAGTCTTTTCGTCATAAGAAGAAATGCACTGAAGGTGAGCATAGAGAATGTCATAATATCTCTTATCAGCACAAATCTGTTTTACCTTCGGGACCTGACGAGAGTCCCTTTTCATTTCAAGCATGCAACTATTCCTCCTTTGCCATACATAATATATGAACAAAGTTGTTAATGGGTTAACAGAATCTACCCATTTATATAGATGTACAAAATTTTAACAAAATATCAAGGTGTCTAAAAATTTAACACATTTTTTTAACAATTATAGAGATGTACAAAATTTTAACAACTCAATAAGATGTACAAAATTTTAACAAAAATCTCCGCAGTTGATTTTTACAAAATAATATGTTATAATATATATATAAAGTAAAAGGATGGTAGATAATATGTCAGTAGATTATTCAGCAGGTGTTGTTTACGGTTGGAAACTGAAGCAGGGACGATATGATGAACTCCCCGACGAAATCAAAGATGAATACGGCATTCAGACCGACTGTTATGGTTACGGCGGAGATTACTTTGTCGGTGTAAAGCAGTATGGTTGTGATTGCGGCGAGTCTGACGAGATGAATACCGATGAAATCGCATTGCCTTTCGAAGACTTTGCAAAAATCCTCGCTGCAATACCCGACATCATAGCAAAATATCCTAATCCGTCACTATATGTATATTGCAGAGTTTCCTAACGGTGCCGTCAATTTTCGTTCCGTCACGAAAAATTGACAAACTTTAAAAATGCCGAAAAATTTTAACAGAAATAAAAGGAGAGTACAAGTCTATGAATACTCAAAAATTTTGTAGAACTTGCGCCCTGGCCGACCCTGAGAATCTTGTATGTCAGCTTCTCCGAATGAGAATCGACCTTGATAAAGACTTTTGCTCAAGACACACAACTGAGGACCAGCTTGGGACTTGCGCGTACTGCGGCCAAATGTATCTTGGACCCGCAATTTTGGAGCAAACGGAAGACGGTTCGTTCATTGAACTGTGTCCTTCCTGTAACGAAAAGTTTGGAACCTGCGTGATGTGCACCGGTTTCACCAAGTGTAAACTGACAGATGAATCTTATAAACCACAGATTCCGGTTACGGTCATCAAGACTATCCAACAGGGCAATATGAGAGCCCGCACGCAGATTGTTAACCCGGAGCGCATTGATGCAATCTGCAAGGCAGAGTGCAAATGCTGGGATGGCGAAGGTTGCGCGAGACGCGATTTCGGTACTTGCGCCAAGTATAACCAAAAGAAACCAAAGTAAAATTGTCACGATTTTCAGTCCTTTCTGAAGTTTCCTACATATATTATACCAAAATTTCGACAAAAAGTCAAGGAGGAGCGCACGATGTTCGGATTTATAAAAAAGGCGGCACAAGGCGCGATCGACACAGAACGTGCGCTCGCTGCATGCACTATGAACCAACAGGAGATTTATGAGAAACAAGTTGATAAACTTATCGAGGATGAAGGGGACGAATGGATTTGGGTTCCCGGATGGAAAGCCACCGACTATTATATGCGTGGATACGGAGAATTTCAGTTCGAGATTGGACAGACCTACGAGCTTGCCGATGGTGAAGAACCAGATGTCTGCTCTAAAGGATTTCATTTCTGCCCTAAACCCCAGTACGTGCGACAGTTTTATCATTATGGACGCCTTTTCCGAGTTGAAGTTTTGATTCGTAAAAGCGAATGGATAAAAGCTGAAGAGTGGGTGCGCGAACACCCCTATGGACCGGAATGGGGCTACAGTCTGTACCATATGGGCCCGACCTATATGAAGATGGCTGCAAAAGCGGTAAAGTTCATCGAGGAAGTTCCTGTCGCAGAGGCTCGTGAGTATTTCTACGATGTGGACTATGTCACTACTGATGAAGAGTATTTGGATTTCATCAAGTGGATGGCCGACAAAAAAGAAATGAATGAGTGGTACTTCCAGCGCTACAAAGTGCTGATGGAACAAGCCGGAATCTCTGAAGTACTTGCAAGAGTAATCTGGGATGACTTCAAATATAAACACAAGGGAAAAGTTGTTGCCGATTATGCTCTTGGTCTGCGAAGCAGTGGCGTAGGCACTGATATGATGGTTTACCTTATGACGAAGAAGGCGAGCGAGCTCGTGGCTTCAGAGTCTAAGTGATGATATAGGAAGCTCTCTTGGTGAATTCAAGAGAGCTTCTTTGATTTTTTTATAAAAATATGTTATAATATATATGTAAGATAAAGAAAGAGATAAAAGCGAGGTTGATAATATGATGATTATTTTAGCTCATTGTGGAAATGGTTACTGCGGCTGTGACTCTGAGGAGGTTTTCTTCTTCGAAGATGGAACCGCCGAAGCGATTATCAACGAAACTGTTTGCGACTGGGCTCGCGATAACGCAGAATCCTATGCATATGTTCACTTCGGTTGGGGTGAAGAGTACTCTGATGAGGACTATGAAGACTATCTGGAGAACTATGTTGATTTCGACTGGTACGATGCAACCTATGAAGAGTATGTTGAATGGTGTGAGAACTGGGGTTATGAGCCTAAGGAGGTTGAATAATGGGTTATTTCGAGTATGAAGTTCGTGTTTACGAAGAGTCTATGGTTGTTGAGAACCAGCTCGATAAAATGATTTATTGCGGCGTTATCTGCGCCGACAGCTATCCCGATGCCATCACCAAGGTCATTGACTACTACGGTAAGGACGCAGTAATTGATGTTCGTCTGAGTGAGTGGGATTGCAGTGGCTGTATCATTCAGATTTCTAAGTCTGTTCTCGATGAACTGCGAGAGGACGAGGGAGACGGAATTAAGATTTAAGAAAGGAGGGTCTGAATATGGCTCTGAGTGGTGTTTATGAAATTTTTAACGAGAGATGGTGTAAGCAGACCGTGTGGCTGTATTCTGACCCTCACTTCGGTGATGAAGACCTGCGCGCAGGCATGCCTAACCGTCCTTCTGACGAGGAAATGGTAAAGATGATTAACGCTTGCGTTGGTCGTAAGGATACCATCATCTTCCTCGGTGACATTGGCGACATTGAATATGCTCGTCAGATTCGTGGCTACAAGGTTCTCATTTGCGGCAACCACGATGTAGGTCATACTGTTTACAACGAAGTATTCGATGAGGTTTACTCTGGTCCTCTGATGATTGGTGAGAAGCTGTTGCTCTCTCACGAGCCTGTGGAAATTCCTTGGGCGTTCAACATTCACGGTCACGACCACAAGGGTACCAAGAGAGAGGGTCATCTCAATGTCTGTGCCGATGTTATCGGTTACAAGCCTGTTCATATGAACAACCTGCTTGCAAAGACTGGTATTCTCAGCAAGACTGAGTCTATCCACCGCCAGACTATCGACCAAGCAACCAAGAGAAAGAAAAAGCGTGGAGGTAAGAAAATTGGACAGAAATAAGGTAATTGAGCTTGCCTTCCGCAAGGCTTGCAAGTTCATGCGCGACCACCCCGCATATGATACCTGCGAACACATTGAGTTGGTTCAGCTGGTATATGACGGCAATAGTGACCCCGAGGGTCGCAGATACGCAGGTTATTTCCTGCAACAGGCTATCGACGAACTGAAGGAGAAGGAAAATGATGAAGTACGAGATTCTGCCGATAATTGATATTTATGACCTGCAGGACGCGATGGTTTCTCATTATGGAAATGATTTCCGTGTCTGCGATTTGCGCCAGATTATGTTTGGCGACCAGTATATGAACGATGTGTATAAGCGTTACAGTTGGGAAGATGGTCCCGTTGAATACACCGGCGCTTCTTGGCAGAACGAAGAGCACATTCGTCTGGAAAACTGCATCATCAGCTTTCTGGCTGATACTTTCCCCAGATATAAGGAGGTAATTGTCAATGTCGCATGGTAAAGTTGTCGGAGGAATTCCGATTGAAAAATGGAAATTGGCTTTCGCCGACGCGGTGAATACTGCGATTGATAAGGATTACTTTTCTGATACTCTGTTCTTCGAGCTGTATCCTGAACACGGTGATGAAGATGAGGATTATGATAAGATGTGGGCCAGCGTAGATGAAGCATTCAAGGAGGTATTCGGATATGACCGACACGACTGCGGCATCCTCGGTTAAGCGATACTGGAGGATAACTGCCTATACGCCGTTCTGCGGTGAGGATAAAATCGCATATTACAGTGGCACAAGTGAAGCTAATATGCACAAGTTCGCTCAGGAGCTGACAGAAGATAATGCAGCTGAATGGTGGGATACTTCTTGCGGCATGGATGAAGAGGAATACCTTGAAGAGTGCGGCTATGGCTTCGAGGAGATTTCGTACGAGACCTTCCGAGAGGAATGCGGCTACTAATATATGAAGCCCTGTGGAGACACAAGGGCTTCTTTGATTTTTATAAAAAAATATGTTATAATATATATATAAAGTAAGAAAAGAAATTAAGAAAAGAGAGGTCGATACTATGGCAGTAGCAAAGAGCTATCAGGG